GGCCGGTATACATGACGCTATGTTGGACGTCGCATGATTAAGGATACATGCCTCACCCTACACACTAGACGTGTATAGAAAGGTGTCACCTGGGTTAAATATGGTGAAATTGGTGTAGGTTTCATTGGTACCTACCACAACACACCAGTACCCAGCTTCATTGGGTCCATCATTCTCTGGCATAGCAGCCCATGGCATAGATGTCGTGGGGGCTGTCTTGAGTATACCTCTAGTGCCAGCAGACCAACCCAAAGTAGGATCAACAACCTCAAACCCAGCAAAGAAATAGCTTTCGACACTGTCAGCTGATGCAATAAACGCTTGACGTGTAGCTATATCACTGTTGAGAAGATAACGACCTATGTCTGGAACCGGAGCAACACATTGGATTGATGGTTGCAGTGGGCCAGGTTGATTTGTCGTGCTACGGGTAGAAAATATAGCAAACGGCAATTCATAGGTTTCAGGAGGTGGAGGGGGTGGTGCGGGTGGTAACACCACTCTCGGTACATACAGGTTGACGGTGTACCTAAGCATGATTTGAAAAGACGCTGCAGTAGTTACGTCTCCCGTCATTGCCATGACTAATCGACCAATATAATACCTTCGGGGATCAGATCCAAGATGAGTATACATTTCTGGTAGACATGATAGACTCACAGTTTGACCAGACTCACTTTGAACCCAATTCTGCCTAACGCTTGTGCTACGAAGCGCAGTAAGAAATGGTATGATTTCACTCGAAGTAGTGGGCACATCTAGTTGTGGATCCTCAACAAAGCCCACATTGTATCCAGATGTGACAATGCTTCCATTAAGTGCAACGATATTGAGAGTGGTCTTATTCCAATCAATACGTTGCCACAAATCTGCCAGCCGCGAAAGTCGAGCTGTAGAGTTTGGGCCGATTTGCTGATTGAACACTATTTGCCCAGCAGTTGAACCTGGATCAACAGTAACAATACGTATAACCTCCTCGCCAACAGCTTGATACGCTTGAGCGCGCTTAGGCATAGTGGCTTTGTTGTTAACCCCAACAGGCAATAAGGGGGTTCTAGGCTGTGACAAGCCAGAACCACCATTGCCATTAGTCCTCATCGGACCTTTATTTCCGTTTGACCCATTACGAGTGGATCGACGAGTTTGATTACGTCTTTTTGCCATTGCTGACAACACGACGCGCCGATGGTGAATGCAAACTCTTCTAGGCGAAGTGCTACTTCGTGCATGGTTAACCCCCATGCACAAGTATACGACAACATGGAACTCAAGGATGGCCTGATAATAGATAGGCCTCGTCCCATCTCACGTTGTTGGTAAGTGGTTTGATCCCACCTCACCTTACCATCACCAGCCAGCTCAAGAAAAATTGAAGCCACGCCTTGGCTGATGGGGTCATAGGGACTAGCATACAATTCTCCCAAACCAGTACATCTAAACCAGTCTAAAAGATCTATTTTGGAAAGTTTCAGTAACTTGCGATTTAAGACTCGATCAGGATTTTTAACCATGGCACAGCCATGTTCTCCCAAAACGGGTCTCATTTGGCAAAATTCAATACTTTCCAAATCATGTACGGTGTCAACGACTGAAACCATACCAACATCCTCAAACGGATGGGATGGCTGAGCAGCATCAGAATAAATTATGCTGTCATCTCCATTCACTAAAATTATAGCATCAGGATACAAGTATCGTAGCATTATATAATTAATAATGCTGCCACCCAAAGATGTATTGGCATCACCACTCATACGCCTAGCGACGCACTTGGCTTTGATACCATTTTTGGAATACACAACGTTGTTCCGTTGTGCCTTCAACAATACTTGTAAATCGTTACATTGGAATACTTGATTCATGACTAGTCGCTCAATGGCCAAGTGGGTCAAATTAATATGAGCATCATAAGCGGAATGGTCCACTAGATGAACATAACGTTTACCCACACAAAACACGTCGTAAATCAAGTTACCCAACTCGATTGCGTTGCGTCCCTTAGTCATGATGGGCCAGCCATAATTGTCTGGCAAGCCAACATGACTCAGATGCATTTCGAGAGGTACACAATACCTGGCTAAATTCGCCGTATATGTACTGCCACGATATTGTATGGCTCTAGGTGCTTTACGCTGTTTCTCGAAATTCATCTGCTCCTCTTTGACAAACATCATAACTCTAGAATGACGTTTAATATCTAGAGACTCAGACAATCCAGACCGATAACGTTTACGCATCCGTTGTGGTCTAGTTTGTATCAATTCATCCTCAGTCAACGGGGCTAAACTCGGCCAACCAAATGAATGGTTGAAAGCCCATCGAGAGAATGATTGAGATGTTTTGTCAAATTCCAGCAAATGACGACCAATAAAAGCCTCGTACTCGGCGCAGGCACAGGATTGATATGTCCGGTGAATATTGCTAAAACGCAACTCACCCAAACACAAACTAAAACGTTTGTGAACGCACGTTAATGCACAATCAATCCTTATAGCAAAAGTAAGACTCTTGACATTTAACATGTCAAACATGCCAGACTCCGCAAGTACAACCTTGCGTTCCGGCTTTACTTTAAATTTTTATTGGTCCATATAGTTCGCTGGAGATTGAGACTAGCTTTAGCGAGTCTCAAGCTGTCCATTTCCATATCGCTAGGAATCATCGCTATCGCGACGCTTCCAGGTATTACTTCAGAGGTAATGCTATGGAGTTTACAGTACCTCTGTGCCTCACGCGTAGCTTGAATACGCAGTAGGTGATCTCGAGCCCTATTAACAGTAAACCCTTTAAGATGGTCTACTAACCCATCGTGCGAAACCACTTTCCTAGTTCCAAATTTGTTCCTAGGAAGTTTGCCAAACCACAAAGTCAACTTCTGAAACAAAGTGGCTTTGGGTATACTGGCAGATCGTAAGCGTTCATCGCTCACTTGATTGGGCGCGTCAGTTGAGCGCGCTTCTTGAGCGCTAACTTCAACAGGCGACGCTGTCGCACTTTGCCCATTATCAATGCTAGATTCAACAACTGATCTAACTTGTGAATGCTCAGCAAGGCAATGGCTAGAACATCTAGAGTCTCCATCTTCGTGTTCTGCAATGGGTCCGGTACTCTCACCCAAACCCCTAAGCTGTCCTGAGATTTGCTCAGGACCCACTTGGGTAACCGTAAGAGGCGGACAAAGCGAAAATCCTCTCGTGTGGGCTCTCGCTCGGTCTGAGGACTATTAATAGCCCGTCTAGCAGAATTAACTTCTGCTGTGGCAGCAAAGTCTTCGACAATTGCGCGTACAACTCTCTTGTTGGCCAAAGGAGCCATACTGTCCCTGGTTTTCTTCGGGACAATTATGTTAAAGTTGGTCTCCAATTGTTGGTTAACCAACTTCGCCTTGTTCTTGGGCGCACTTAATTGTCTATGTGAAATGTCACATGGAATATCGACCTTCTTAGGTAGTTCCCTAGGTGGTTGATGTACATCAGCTGCCACAACAATCTGCCGTGGCGATTGGTGGACTTCGGGTAACTTAAACGTTACCTTCTTGGTCACGTGCTTGGGAGTTGGCACATGAACATCAGGAAGCGTTTTGCCTGT